CTCGATCGTGAAGGCGATATCGCCTCGATCAGCTGTGATAGTCGCACTGCTAGCCGTATATGTCCACGATGCAAATTGAATGCTCGCCGATGTGGTAAAAGATACATCTCTCGGTAGTGGATCGGCGATAATCAGGCTTGTACCCACGATGCGGATGGGCTTAATAGAGAAATAGTCATCTCCATCAGTCAGTAGAAAGGCTTGGCTTTGAAAGGGCTTTAAGCTGGTGGCTGATGCAGATAGCGTGAGACTACGCCTATCGCCTGATATGGCAGTAGCAGTTAAAGAAGCCCGCCCTTGTGTCATGCTGGATGTGATATCGCCACTCTCTAAATGAAAAGTTATCGATGGAGTCCCGCTGATAGCAGATGGAGCTTGCCATATAAAATTGTAGTCCTTGCCCTGTTGTGCTTTTCTCATTGTAGATCCCTTATGTCGTTATTTGTTGCTACATCCAGCCCCATCACCTGAGCAAATCCCTTGCTTACAGGAGACCATGAATGCCTGCAGTTATACCCGCCTGCAGTCGTGATCACTGGTCCAGCCCCTTGCTGATTGTTCATCTTTAGGATTTGACCCTTTGTAAAAACACGCCCCTTGCTGATGATCTTGCGACAAAAAGGGCGTGTTATCCCGTCTTTGGGTCCTACATATATAAACAGGTCTAGCCCTGCCTGCTCGGCATTTACTGCCTGCACTGATCGCCCAAACTCGGCGATCTTTAATCGGGCTTCTGTGGTATTTGATCGAGTAGCCCTATCAAATGTCTGTGCTAGTGCATCGAGCGGGGCTTTTATTGATCCTATGACCGCAGCTGTGCTGACTGCATCTTTAATGCCCTTGCTAATCTCAGGCACTAGGGCGTCATCAAAGACACTTTGAATCGTGCGATTGATTGTCGCATTGATTAAATCGGGATCCCCGCTGATGAAGGTTGGATCAATCGCAATCATCGCCTTATTTGATAAGTCAACGATATCGAGCTGGGCTTTTTGAAAAAATGTTATTGCATCGCCCAAGCCCTCATTGATCAAAAAGTCTCTCAATTGCTGAGGACTCATATTGATCAGCAGATTGCCCTGCCCATTTTTCATCAATCTTGCTATCGCCGAGTGAAGCTTGGCGGTAGCTTTTTCTAACTCTTTTTGAAAATCTGCAGTCGCTTGCACTTCCTTTTCAAGGATGCCAAGTCTTGATTTTAAAAGAGCTCTCATCTCTTCGTTTTGCTCCTCTGCTACCTGCTTTTTTAGATCGGAGATCGCCTTTTGATCAGCTTCTCCCTCTGCTAGGGCATGAGTTGAGCTAGTACCGCCACAATGAGGGCAAAACAAAGAAACCATATCAGCCCGTCCACTAAGCTAAACAGTCAGTTAGTAAGAAGCCGTAATTTTGAGCGATTACCTTGTCTTGGTGAGTATGCTCGAGCCATACAGTCCGCTTAGTCATCTCTAGATCATCATAGGAGCCAGAGGTAAAGCCTGCGTACTCAAAATTGAGAGCTGCAACAGGCATGACTTTGGTCCCATTCTTATTGACTACAGCATCTGATCCCTTCATGATACCCATAAACACACTGTCATCTGTCCAAATTTGAGCTTGGCTAGAGGTCAAACCTGCATTTGCTGTCTCTTTTCTAGCACTACCAACAAATACATTGGGCAAGCCGAGAACTTCTTTCAAGACGCTGATGACCATGTCATCTTGCATAATACGATTGCCTGAGGCTGTGCCTGATGCTGTAGAGCCTGCAGTAAAGAAGCCTCTAATATCTGGGGCTCTAGATAGAGCACGCAAAGCACCATAGCCGAGAACCAAGGTATCGGGCAAAATGCCATGAGCATTGGCACGAATAACATCGATAAGGGCGTGTAAATCAGTTAAAGGCTCAGCCCCTGCAGAATTCCATTGAGTCCCCTTAGAGCTATTGCCAAGGCTACCGAGTGCAGAGGTATATGAGCCCCAATTTGATGCACCAAAAAGCAAGCTTGCTAGACGGGACTCTCTATTTAAGAGCATTGATCTTTGTACTTTTCTAAAAGAGCGTGTTTCCTCGTTGCCGGGATATTGAGAATAGCGAATATCTTCAATAGCGATAGCGTCTTTTAGAGAGTAAATCTTGGTGTTGAAAGTAGTGGAGGTACGATCAAAATTGCCGATAGCTTGGCGACTTGCTCCGGGAGCTCTTTCTGCGTCAACATCGGGGCTTCCCATAAAATTACGAGTCTCTTCAATTAAAAGAGTACCGCTAGGACCGAGGGCAGAAACATCGACTTTCTCAATAACTTTGTCAGCAATCAGCTGTCCATCGCTTGGGATGGCTTCAATAGCTAAATTTTTGAGAATTTCGTTGACTGGATGAATATTGCTATAGCTTGGATTTGCCATTTAATTAGACTCCTGCGGATGGGGAGAAAATGATTTCAATTTGTTCGTTAGCAGAACCAGCGGTATTGACCGCATTTGCTAAGAAACGCCCTGCGATGGTTTGTACGCCAGCACCACCAGAGGCATACGCATAGACCTTGCCTGCTAGACCAGGCATTACATAAAAGTGAGTGCCTGCTGTGATGGTGCCACCTGCTACAGCACGGCTGAGCCCTAGGACACATACATTGACCACTTCACCGCTAGAAACAGCCTGTTGAGCCACGCCCACAGGGACATCAGTGTCTGCTGTGCATGGGGTAACTTTGCCATCGCCATCTTGCTTTACAAGTTGAAACGCTGTAATGCTTGCAGATGCAATAAAGGACTTATAGATGCTTTGATCGTTAAAAGCCATTTTTAACCTCCAAAAAATGAATTGTATTCGGTTGCGTGTTGAGTGCGTAAAAGGTCGAGAGCTTGGGCAAATGTGATGCCCCTTTCTTTTTTAATTTGCTCGACTCTTTCACTGAGAGAGACGGGCTTTGCAGTGGAAGCATGACCGATCTCAGACAGGTTGACGGCTTGGTTTGCCTTGCGTTCGCTAAACATAGCCCAGAACGCATTATTTGAGCCCTTCATATCATAGGCTTGCTCGGCTAGAGACTTCTCAGCCACGCTGATTTTACCAGTGTTTAGAAGTGCATCAATAGCGTTTTTGCGTTCTGCGATATGCTTCTCTTGTGTTAGCTTAGCGACTTGTTCGCTTAATGTAGCGATTTTTGATGACATCTCATTGAGTGCGAGGGCTGAGGCTTCGGACATGGCTTTATATCCATCGCCCATCTTTTCGCCCATCTTCTCGTCCTTTTTGTCATCCTCTTTGAGTGGAGCGACTTCCTCAGATACCGAGGCGTCCTCTTCCGCTTCATAGCCCGCAATCTTTGCCTCAAGTTGCTTCACTAGCGCGTCCTTTTCAAGTAGCATAGCGACAAGCTCCTCAGCTGATTTTTGCATCAATTCTGTTTGATCCATGATTTTCTCCGATAAAAGAATACGATCGATTTTATTGTTCTGTTGTGCTGGTCTTGGCGTGAGTGTGATGGCTAAAAGCTGAGCATTGCCGATCAGCTCTCCACCGTCCCTCGCATAAATGTTGCCTAGGACAAATTCGGGGCTAGACCACAATTGCCCCTCGGACTCCTCAACGATCTTAGCTCCTTTAGCTGTATAGAGAGGGTAAGCATAAAGCCCCCCGTCTTTGATCTCTAGGTCTGCAATCTGCCCTAGTGCCATCGCCACATCTGGGGAAGCCAATGCACCACCTACAAAAGGAGATGATGCGTGATTCCAATCGATGATAACAGGATCTTGCTCTTTGCGAGCATAGAAAAGTCTGACCATCTCTTTAAGATGATCTTCTGTGATATCACTGATTGACTCTCCATTCATGCGGGAGTTGACAGCTCCTAAAGCCAAGGTTAAAAATGGTTTGCCCTTAATAAGTGATGATTCCGAGTTGTCCATATTTTCTCCAAGCGCCTTAATCGCTTCATCTGCCTTGTCCATCTGTCCGACAATTTTCTTCGCCCATGTATAGCCTGCATCACCGCCCCAACCGTCCCAAGCCTGCCGACCTTTGCCATAGTCCGACCAAGTCGAGCCTTGTTTATCGACTTCGTGTCTAGTAAAATATGCCAACATTCTGCGGACGGTATCTGGGGATAGTTGTTTGCCATTGATCAAATCCCTTGCTCGTGCGATGCCTATTGCAGTCATGCCACGCTGTGAAGCAGGCTTTGTCGCTCTGGTCTCTAGTGCTCGTTTAGCAGCATCTTGAGCCCCTTTAGGCGGGATAAAATCAATATGGCTATATTTGTCGGGAATAGCTAAATTCATTTGCTTTGTGTGCCCGCTGATAACAGCACGCACGACTTTCTTGTCAAAAGCACTCACTTAAGCCCCCTTAGTCGCTCAGCCATAGCCAAGCTTGGATTTTGTGCGATAGCTCTATCTTGGCTCGTCCTAGTCGCGTCGGTGGGTAGATCGCCCGCACCGATACGCTGTCGGATAGCACGCTCGAGATTGTCATCAGGAGTGAGAAGCTGAGATTGTACTAGAGCGGGCAGGCTGTTTAAGGCGTCTGTGAGCTCGTCATTATCTAGCCCCATGTGTGTCAGCTTCGGGAGTTTAGTGGCTTCAATTCTGCCGTAATTCCAGTTGATGAGACGTCCGATTGTGCCACCACCACGCCTATCTTGCCCGCTGATTGCAGATGCTACCAAGTCAAGGTAATTGATGCACGCACGCCTAAAGACTGATAGATGCACCTCGCCCACAGATCTTGAGCCTGTATCGCTAATCCCTAGATTCATAAATTGCGCAAAAAATGCTTGCGATACTTGATTGTCGCACTCCTGGATGACTTTTAGAGCTCCATCAGGATTGAATTGCCCTTGGCTACCGAATGAATCGAATTTGATGGCAGTATTCTCGATGAGATAGCCCTGCTCTTGAGCGATATAATCTCGAGCCTGTGCCTCTGCCTCTTGAATCATCGCAGTTATCTCACCTTGAGTGAAGCCTGATCTTTCTGCTTTGCCCGCAGGGATCGGCTCGGGCTGTACCCCTCCGACCATATTTTGCATGACGCCCTCGAGTGTCACGCCGTCAGCCGTGAGCCATCTTTGATGACTCGTGGGCTCACGATCGGCGAACCTCTTTAAAAAAATCTTCTCTCTGCCTATGCTATCGGGCTCACAACAATACAGCTCCTCTGCATACCTCCAGCCCATGGGAATAAATTCGAGGAGGTAGCCCAATTGCTCCTCCCATGTCATATCCATCATTCCGCTATATCCATCAAAGCCGAAAGCCTCATTAGCAAAACGAGCAAGCTCCTCGCTCACTGGATCGCCCTCAATACCTGCCCTAAAAATCCATTTGGCAGATAAAAGAGTTTGCTTGATTAGCGCCCATGATCTGCGGATGATGGGATCGCTAGCGAGCATATCCTCTGCTGTGAGAGTCCATTGCCTGCCTGTGAGGCGCGGATTTTGCTCTTTGCCTGATATGGTCCCACCATTTAAATTTGTTCCGGGGATACCATAGGCACGATATAAAGGAGGCAATGGCTGATAGTCAGCCTCATCGCCACTCTTGCCCACGGATTTTAGATTGAGATACTGCATTGCTTACCCGTACAAAAAAATTCAATTGATCAATACTATAACACAAAAAAACAACAAAAGATCAAGATTATTTCTCGTCCTCTGCCTTGGACGCACCTAAAAGGCTTCGGACGAGATAGATGTGTGCGGTCTGGTCGCTAAAAAAAATATTCCCAATGGATAAAGTCAATCGTCTTGCAACAGACTATATGTAAACACATGGGCGTATGCTATTCTTTCAATTTTATGTGCATAATCGATGGGGAATTTTACTTAAATAGTGACGGCAGAATTTACTATGGGGGCAGGCTATACAATGCAGTCGAGTGCGAATTTATGGCGGGCTCAAAGCTTGTTTTTAAGGCGATTGATGAAAAGCTTGATAAACCAAAGGCAAAAGCTGTTAAAATTGCAGACGCCTTTATACCTATAGAAAGCGATATTGATATGGATTTTATCCCATCTTTGCAGGCTCAGGAGCCACACAAGACTCAGCCTATCATCGAGCAAGCTCCCATCGAGGAGATCGATCTTTTTAAGCAGATCAACCAGCTGACAGGCAACAATCTGCCCCTCACAATAGCGATCGTCTTGGCAGTGCTATTTTACAAGTCGTACAAAGAGCGTAAGCAGGACGAGCGAGATCATGCAGTCGCTTGCGACCTGGAACGCAAAGACCTTGCCCGCCGTCTAGATATCATGACATCTAGGATCGATGATGCAGAAAAAAAGGGCATCTCAATCCAAGTCATGGACGATGATCTAAAGGAGAGGATCGAGAAGCTAGAAAAGCGATTGCATTAGTCCTCAGTTCTGAGATCAGCCTCTATCTCAGCGATGACGGCTAAAAGCTTCGATTTAATAGGCTCGTCATCTGGTAGCAGTGCAGAAATAATTTGCTTTAATAGATCAATGCTATGTAATGTCATATCAACCTCAGTAGTGGTTCATGATCGGCTATGCGATCAAGTGATTTTTTATGGTAGCCCTCATCCTTCTCTATGCAAATAAAATGCCTGTTGCTATTGAGACAAGCAATCGCTGTCGTGCCTGATCCACTGCAATTATCTAGGATTAGCTCGCCTTCATTTGTGTAGGTTTTAATTAGGTATTCAAAGAGGGCTACAGGCTTTTGCGTTGGATGCTGTCCTCGTTCACAATCAAAATAGAGAACATTTCTAGGATAATTTTCATACTCTGTTTTTATGTTCTTTTTTTTAACATCCTCTGTTGAAAAAACACCATAAGAAAAACGACTACGCCCTTTGTACTCGTATTGCCTTTTAACGCGATCATCAAAGTTAAAAGTATAGGGGGCATTAAATTGCTTTTCTTTCATAGACTGCAAAGCTTCATAATTCAAAAAGCCCTCCATTTGATCAATCTTGAAATGCTGTATCAATTGGGCATACGTTTCTTTTGTGCATAGATCAAATTGTGAGGTTGCTACATAAAAGCTATGTTCTGCCTTCCTATGACCTAATATGTCATTTATCTTTTTTAACCCTAATCCTATGAACTCATTTACTTGCTTAAAGTACGCCCGTAATTCTTTGTTAAATTGTATCTCTAGGTCATCTTTTCTAGGTGGTCTAAATACAAGTACATTCTCAAAGATTCTTAGTGGCTGGATACCAACCAAAGCAAAATTTGAGTGCATGTTTTTTATCCACACATAGTCATGATTGAACCAGTTCTCTCTATATGTCATCAGCTTTGCACAAAACATCCCTTGAGCTGTTAACACAATAGCCCCGTTGTCCTTGATTACTCTCTCATACTCAGCCCAAAGCCTGCTCATATCCAGCACGCTATCCCATTCACACGCCGTAGTCCCATAAGGCAAATCGCATAAGATCATATCAACGCTCTTGCTTGGTATGGAGGGCATCAGCTCCAAGCAGTCTCCTAAGTGAATCTTATCTAGTTCTAGCATTTGTCCCCCAGATGCAATAGTGGCTCGTGATCGGCTATGCGATCGAGTGATTTTTTTGTAGTAGGTTTCATCCTTCTCTATGCAAATAAAACGCCTGTTGCTATTGAGACAAGCAATCGCTGTCGTGCCTGATCCACTGCAATTATCTAAGACGACTTCGCCTTCATTTGTATAGGTCCTGATCAGCCATTCAAAGAGAGCGACCGGCTTTTGTGTAGGATGCAGCCCCTTATCTTTAGTAAATGTGTTTGCGGGGATCTGTAGGATATCAGACGGATATCTATCGCCATTATTAATGGTATCTTTTCTAGCTATGGGCGCGCCTATTTGATACTCGGGAGTATCCATCGTCTGCCTTCGCTTCATTACATATGGTACGCCCTTGGTCTTCTGCGGATTATAGGTAGGTTGATTTTTATAAAAAATCAAAATATCCTCATACTGCTTCATGGGCATCTTGTTTGCTGATAGATGCCCTATTTTCATAATCTTATCCCATACGATACGATATTTAAATAGGTTGGGATTTGAATTGTAAAGAGTGAATGTGAATAAATTATTTGCCGTCAGCACGATAGCGCCATTGTCCTTGATGACTCGTGCATACTCCTGCCATAGCACTCGCATATCGATGAGACTATCCCAATGACAGCCGGTCGTATTATATGGCAGATCGCAAAGGATCATATCTATCGATCTCTCGGGTATCCACGCAAGCCAATCTAGGCAGTCGCCTAAATAGAGCTGATTATCTAGTTCTAACATAATTCCTCTTTAGTCCGTCTTTTAGCGTTGGATATTTTTTAGTCCTAATTTGCCCCACATGTCGATATAGCTGTCTCTTTTCATCTATCGACAGGGATCGACCTTGATAGATATATGCCTCTATCATGGCTAGCCTTTGATCTGGAGTCATAGAAGCCCCTGCCGTCTAAAGACTTTTCTGTAGGACTTAATGGTTTCGTAGGTACTGCCTATCAGATCGACTATGTCTCTCGTGCCCATGCCCTGTCGCATGAGTAGGAGAGCTTGCGCAGTCTTAGTGGCTACCCTGGGCTTTCTAGGCGTGTAGTGCCCATAGAAGGCGACCATCTCTTTATCACTGAGCGCTCCGCCCTTTTCTATGAGGTTTTCTAGATATTCGATTCTCTCTTGCTCTGTCATCAAAACCTCCTTAGCGTTCGATTGAGCTGTTTTCTTTGCTCAATAATAGCGATCGCCTTGTCGCTATGGTCAACTGGTATAGTCCGCTCGGGGAGGTCTGTATCACGCCAAGACCAGTTGATCACATCGTACCTCAGGGCATCGAGTGGATCTTCCTTGCCGTCTTTTTTAGGCGATTCCTTGCCATCCCATGCGTAGCTCAATATCGCTTTTCTAAAATTATTCCCGCTTGCCTCTGCGTCCCATACCTCTTGAGTGCATAGGATTTTCTTTTGAGCGATCAGCCTCTTGACGCGTTGAATTCCATTCATGATGTCGGTCTTGATAGGATCAGTGCACCATCTAAAAGGCATCCCAATGCCCCCATTCTCTGGAGGTTCTTTGAGCTCCTTGAATGCGGATTGAGCAGTGCGATCACTACGGGCTGAGCCTGCTTTATCACCGCTTGCCCCATCTAGCAAGATTCGATTGGGGTATCTATTTGACAGCTCTCGAGGGCAAGCCTTCTGCAGGATCAACGATGCTAGCTCTCTTAGTGTAACCTCTTGGGGATTGATTTCTGCACAGATGACATCAGCCTGCAGAGATGGATCGTGTACTAGAATTAGAACACTTGGCTTTCTAAAGCCGAAGTCGATCACGATTCGCCCGCTATACTCTGGGCGATACTGCCATCCCTTGATGAC